TCCTAATTCAATGCTTCCGTCTTCATTTACATATTTTGTTGGATAAAATCTAAGAACAAGATCCAGAAATTTTATATAGGCATCAACAGCTTTAAATTCTGTGTATCCACCATCTTCAAATTCGTCCTGTAATTCTTCAGGAAGTTCTGGTCCTTCGACCAAGCGCATGTTATATCTTTTCATACTCCATTTTTATTAAACCCTGGTTCGTATTGATGTCTGATTTTTTTGAGTAGGCTCCACACATATTTCTTGAAGCACAAGAGGTTGTTATTAAAATAATTAATAACAATAGATAAATAATTTTTTTCATGATAATTTGTTTTTTGATTACAAAGCTAATATAATAAAAAATTACTAATTACTACGATCTAATCTTGGAATTTTATAAGATGTTCGCTGTTTGTTTCATCAAGAAATCTGATCTTGAAGTCATCTAAACGTGCCGGCCATTTATTAACTCCATAGAGATGTGAGTCTTCACATGAGCCAAAATCCATAGATTGCCCAAATAAGAGAATTGTTTTACTTTCGGGGGAAAACTTAAAAGAACCTCCTCCTTTGACATCTTTTTTATCATCTGATCCTACAAGTTCTTTATGTAACCCTACGTTACCGAACCTGAATTCATTATTAATTACTATCCATTTTGCTGCCATCTTCTGGGGGGTATAAGAGTTATTTTTGATTTTAAATTGTTATAGGTATCTAAGACCTTATCCATTTGTTCTGGAGTAAGTCCTTTAAGTATCTCCTGTATTTCTTCATCTGTAATATTGGCAGCTACTTCTGCAGCTCCCATAAAACTTTCACACTCCTCATATTCTTCCTCAGTAAGTACGATGGTCCCGCACTTTGGACACTTTGTGTTTACTCTCTCAGGGTATTCTGAATATGGGATTGACATGTCTTCCCAATCACATTCAGGGTTGTCACACTTAAGCCCAGTTATGATGAGCGGATTTTCGTTATTCATTATAAATATTTGTTTTGATTACCTAGCTAATATAAGAAAAAAATTATAGATATAATGCTCGCGGGCGGAGTATATTAGTAACATACTATATGTGGGTTTATCAAAGACCTCAGTGAACGTGCCTGGCAGAAATGCCGGGCTTCATCGAGGACTTACCAATTCTTATTATAAATGAAAGCAAAGATCTTTTCTGTTATCTTAGTCTTCATTACTTTCTCCCCTGCTTTATTAGTTCCTTCTATTTGTTTTAATGTTGGTATAAGTTTTTTCATATACATTGGTCCTTTCTTTAAATGGGCTGTCACAAATTTATATGAGTAGAGTTTATCCTTATCATATATTTGATGGTTCTCATTTATGAGTTCGGGTAGTGTCCGTAAGTTCTTCATGTTTTATATATCCTTTATTAACTCTTTCTGATAGTACTACGAACCAATACATTTCTTCTTTCAGTGTATCCTTCCCGTTGTTTTCTATATAGAAAATATAATCTCCTTCGATGCCCACAATTTTTTGGAAGTATACTTCGGCGTCTCTATGAGGATCATCTTCATACAATGTTAGTTTCCATATCTGACCAATCTCAATTGAATCGTTATTACGATAGCAAGAAAAAACAAAGATTGCTATACCCAAATATAAAATGATTTTTGGTCGGGAGGAAATATTATTCCACGACGTCGCAAAGGCCTTGAGAGAGTACATAATCATAAAAATATTCTACCTTTCTTTCAACAGATTCATTCCTATATTCTTTTAGAAATGATCTAACTTCTGGATCGGTAAGTTGTACATTATAGATATAGGTTTTTGTTTCGTTCCAAAGTTTCTTAAACTCTTCAAATTGGTCTTTCATTAGACCCATTTCCTCGAAAAAATCTCTTGTTTTACCTTCCATGCTTATAAGTTTGTTTTGATTACAGAGCTAATATAAACAAAAAACCCGAGAAACCATAGATAGTTTCCCGGGTTTGGGTTGTGTATGTGTAATCAAAAACAACCTAAGAATTCTTATGTTTTGTTTGTTTGATTAGATTAAATTCTCTACGTAAAAAAGTTTCTAATAGAGGAAGAAGATATTTTCTTTTAGCTCCTCTTTCGAAAGGGGTCACTGGATTCTCAAAGGAGACAAAGATCTTATTTAGATCTCTAACAACTTTTAAGTTTCCGTTGATATTCCAGGCATTTAGTTCATCCATTAATACAGTAACACTTTCTCTAGAAGTTCCGAGCGGTATTCTGATAACGGGATCTTTCCAAAGTTTAGGTGCTAAAGATTCTAATAGATGCATATTTATGTTTTAATTACATAGCTAATATAAAGAATCTTCTTTATATAGCAACGTTCTAATTTCTGTTAATTTCCCTTCGCGCGTGAGTATGTTACTAACATACTATATTTAAGGGGCTATCTCCCGGTTAATTGTTCCAGATATATTGAAACCTCTCTTTTATGGATTTCAAATAAATCGTCCCGGTATATTTTAAACCACATATAAATATTTGGGTCTGATATTAATTTGCTATTAATATAATGCTCCTTAATCAAAGTGCTATCTCTAAACCACCAATATATTAAAGGTGCTGGAATTGATTCAGAAACACTTATATTGATGATAAATGTATATCCATTCTTTTTAGCTATTCCTCTATATGATTCCCAGGTTCTGTGATCATGTGCCAATGTAAATTCTATATTATACCGATCTTCAAAATATACCCTCATCATATCTCCATCAGAACTAGCTAGTTCAGGATGAGGTTTCCCCGCGTCGGAAGGAAAGAACGTTAACATATATGCTCTCCCGTCATTTAATAATTGCGGTGTAATAACTCCAGGAACTCCCGATATAGTAGTTGGAATCATACTTCTGAGTTCCTTGGTTCCAATTGTGAGCCCACTCAGTGTATGATTGTATTGACCGTTTGTAACTGTAGTACCTAGTACTAACAGGAACACTAATAGTAGTTTTTTCATTTTAATAAATATTATCTTCGTTATTAATATCTAATTCTGTTAATTTAAATACGTTCTCTAGAGTTTGTCCATCTTCTATTATTGAATTTATGTCGTGATCAAACCTTTCTGAATCGTATGCAACATCTGTTGTGGACTGTAAATTAAAATACATTTTTCTATTTACTGGTCCTCGTCGGTTTTTTGTAAATTGTATCCAAGATGATAAGCCCGTGTCGTCTTCAAATCTAAGCTCCATCATTCCTGTTGTATTATGTTTTAATTTATTGGACCCGATAAATCCTCCCTCCTTTGTTACCTGCTGTACAGCAAGAAATGTGGTATGTTTGTCTGATTCATTTGCTCCAAGATTATGTCTAAGCATGATATCGATTAACCATTTTTCAGAACTTGCATTAGATAACTTGTTGGCTTCTTTTACAGCGGCTTGGATCTCTGCAAAGGAATCTAATAATACAACATCAAATCCAGATTGGAGAACTTCCTCTATAACTTCTTTAGGATTGTCGTCAAGATATTCGCCTAAGAATAAGATATGTAAATCATTAAACTTGGGATATCTTTTACAATATTCATAGAGATCAATTTTAGTCATCTCTGCTGAAACGAAAAGACATTTATATCCTTGCTCCCTTAAATCGGAAAGGATATCCATTGATACTGTGGTCTTACCAACTCCAGGGTCACCAATGATAATAAAATTACATGCCTTCGGTATTCCTCCCTGAGTAGAAAATAAAACATCGATTCCTTTTTGAGTCTTCATCGGAATGAATAACGCAGGATCAAATGTTTGGTTCTTCATCTGGATCAATTCAATTTCTTTGGACCTGATGTTTATTCCTTTTTCGTCAACATCATGTAATCCTTGATCCTTCCTTTTTTGTGCGGCGGTAGCTCTCACGGATTCAGAGATCTTATCCCTTTGTTCCTGTGACATTTTACCTTGTGCTTTTTTCCTAGTCATGATGCTATTTTTGATTACAGAGCTAATATAAGAAATCTTCCCCGGATAAAAAAATAAAATGAGGGTAAAGTTAGTACGAGGGTAGCTATTTGTTTATATTTTTAATGTCTTCGTTAAATGACCAGATAGCTAATAATGCTAATATCATAGTCACCCCGATCTCTCCTCCGATTGAATTAAACGGAATGTATAATTGTATGATTCCATATGACATAAGTACCATAAGGAATGTAAGAATTATTGTCCTCGATAAACGTAATAATTTTCCTGTTGTTGACATTAGCTTTATGTTTTGATTACAACGCTAATGTAATAAAAATAACTTAGAAATAAAATTATTGGCTGAGTCTATTGATTTCTCGAAAGGGGTCAGTAAATGGGGTTTCTAGTATTCCCATCTCCATCGCTTGGGTTATAAGATCTCTTAGTTCATAAGGATCTATTCCAGATAAAGATAAAGCTGCTTCGATTGCTCCATCTAACTCATATTCTTTAAATGCATCAATATCACAAAACTTTTGGAGTTCCTCGTATAGTTCCCCTACGAAGTAACCCCCATCGTCCCAGACAAATTTAATCATGCAATCTTCAGTTCTATATGCCTCAGTTGTGAGTTCCCAAAAAGTTATTAGACATTTGGTATATTTCATCCCACCTCCTGGAATAGGTTCCATGTGACCTGATAGGTGCACGGCGTCGTTTTCTGAGGCAATTACTGTATAAAGAAACATATAACTTATACTACCTACCCTATAGTTTATTCCAAAAAGAAAGAGAGATTCCCCTTAGAATCTCTCTCCCTAAACTTAAACTACAAAACAACTTCTTATTTACCAAATTTCAAATCCCTCACATCCATCTAAAAAATTACAAAATTCTAACATACGTTCTTTGGTTGTAGAGTATGCTGGAGTAATTGCCTCTCCTCCTTTTAGTATAATTGGACCCGTTAACATCTTGCCGGAGTATTTTTCCAGATCCATTTTTTCTATTAAGTCACCTCCAAGAAATTCTCTGGATGGATATTTTACCCAGCTGGATCCAAGAGCAAGATAGATTACATCTTCGTCCTTAACCAAGCCAAATCCTTTAAGCTCTTCTTTTATATGTAAAGATAGTTTCTTACAAGTTTCTGGATCTTTTACTCCTACCCCATTATTAAAACCAAATTCCGTTGTATCAATACCTAATGAATACTTAGTATTGATATGATCAATTATTATATGTATTGGCCTCCAGCCCCAAACGTTTGTGGCGAAGCTCGTACGTTCTTTTGATAATCCAATTAAGTTCATTCCCATGATATAGTGTTTTCTGATTACACAGCTAATATAAGAAAAAATATCCACATAAAAAAATCCATACTTTTAGAGGGTATGGATTCCAAACAACTAAATGTTTATCTATTTAGAAAAATCCCATTTCATTCCCCTTTGCCAGTCTTTATGATTTAACCGGGAATCATTAGGATTTTGTGTATGTGTTATTCTTCCACTTATATGTACTATCCATATTCTATTAGTTGCATATTTGCTATATTTTTCTTTTTGTTTTTCTGTTCTAGTTTTACCTATATTCCCTTTACTTATGTTACTTTTCCATTTATCTAATTCGACTAAAGACATATTAGTACAACAAGATATACCATACATTGGGTTTTTCTCTCCCTTGGTAGATTCGCTCATTTTCATTTTAGTAGATTCAGATAAAGGCCCGGTTTTTTTACCTTTGTTCCAAACTTCCCTGCCTGCAACAAATCCCCTTTGGATAGACGAGGACATTTTCTCCTTTAGCTCTTTTGTCCATATTTTACCCCCTCTGCCACCGACCTCCATATTATAGGTATTCCTATCTTTACAAAAATCTATATTAACCACTTTTTTTTCTAGCTCAACCAATTCGCCTATTGTATTAACCTCTTGTAAGATTTCTCTTTTAAAATTATGTTTCCCGTATTTTTTAATAGCTTTCTTCAATAAGGTTCCACTCCCTAGATAAGTGTCTTTAATATCCTCGGTACAATGTATCCCGATGTAATATTTATTGTTAATGAGATTGGTTGTTTTATATAATATGTTATGCATAGTTTATATATCTCCTGCATATGGAGACTTTCAGAATGACCCGTAATCCACCTGGAAACAGGTTATATAATTATCCCTCCACATCTTAACCACTTTGTCTCGATCGTCGTAGACACAAAGGATATTTTCTTTATCTTCTTCAGTTGGGAATTCTTCTTCGAGCCACATTTTCTTAAGCAAATCATCTTGCATGTAAGCGAGTTCTTTAGGTTCGGTTGGTCTCATGATCATTTTGTCTGGATTGATTCCATATTCACTTAACCACTCTAAAGTTACTTCTCTTGTTGCTTCGCTCCTCCCAGAAAAAATTAACATACGATATCCGGCTTCTTCGAGGGCTTTGAATGTTTCTATAACAGGATGATTGGGTATATCCAATACTATATTTTTAGGATCAAAGAATATCTCAAAATTAAGTTTTCCGTTAGTTTTCATAGAAATTAATCTCCTTGGCTCTATGTCTGCTAGAGTTCCATCAAGATCAAATATTACTGTTTTCTTTTTCATGAGCCAAATTATTTCTTTATGTTTTTTATAGTCGCTATGGTTTTTAGTTCCACATCAGCTAATTTAAATGCGTGTTTTTCTGCTTGGTTTAAAGTACTGAAAGGTCCACCTACATCAACAGATGAATTTTTGAGTGTACCTTTAGTATAAACTCCGAAACTTGATTTCCCCCTAATGTCCATAGTTCCTTCAATCCAATACTTTTTCCGTAAAATAGTTTGTTTGAATTTCTTGGTCTGAGTTCGGATCAATTCTAATCTTATCGTCCGATACCAATGTGGAGATAGAATACCAAGTATAACCTTTTTTACCTTTTTTGGATTCATCGATTCTTTTCTTGGCTGTCACTTCTTATTGAGTTTACCCCTCCCATCATGATAAATATTAATACCCCAATTGCTGCTGCGGTTGGGTTCATTTTAGCAATATTCCAAACCACTTGACCAACTGTAATAAACATTAGCATCATAAGTTCTAATAAACCTAATTTCATTACAATGTAAAGAAAAATAACTGATACTCCTAATCTAATTAAAAATTTCATAATATATGTTTTTGATTACAAAGCTAATATAAGAAATTCTTGCGAGATAAAAAAATATTTAATAGAAATTATGATCTGTTGGGGTTCTTTCCCAATAGAGTTCTTCATCAACATCTATACGAACTACCCGATTAGCATCGTCCCGTCTAGATAGGGAGCCAATATATCTACGAGGATATTTGATTTTATCATATATCCTAGCACTTCCATCTTCGTAATATACTTTAACTACCCCTCCACCTGGACTTAAACTCATTGGGTTTGTTCGATACTTGTCTTCTACTCTAAATGTTCCGCTCATGATTATTATTTTGATTACATGGCTAATATAAGAAATCCTTGCGAGATAAAAAAATAAAAGATTTTTATTTTTCCAATTTTACTTGTAAATGATCTAATGCATTCTTAAGAACCTTTGTTGGAATTTGCCTGTTGTATCCAAATCTATGAGTTATTGTTTGACTTGGTGTGAAGCCATTAGGATCTTTAGTTCCTAATGAATCTCCATGTATTGTATCCTTTTCATCAGCAAATGCCCCCAGTGCATTTGTTACCATACTAATATGTGCTACACCAAACATTTCAGTTTCGGTGACGATAATTACCTTTTTACCTTCTCTAGTTACGATTAATGCCATTGTCTTATTCTATTTTTGCTGATAAATCACTATCGGTTAATGCGGTGCAGATAGATTTTAATTTTTCTTCCTCACCCCTCTTAACTTCACACTTACCGTTATTATGTATTATATAGGCACATTGGGTAGCTTGTTCCATTGTATGCTCACAATATGCCATAAAACAATCAATAACATGATCGAAACTATTAACGTCATCATTATAAACGATAACCTTTACCCCTTCGTTTTCCTTTTCCAATACGGCGACTTCTATTTTTTCAATTCTTTTGATATCCATGACCTATATATTAGTTAGACTTTTAGTTACTGAGTAACCTGTTTGTGTAGACGAATCAACTTCTACTTTAAATCCGAAAATTTCTGTCCCTACATAATTACCTAAATAATCTTGCAGACACATATTATCCTCAGGATGACTGGAATTGTTCCACATATTTAAAACGCTTCTCATTAGTTCCCACCATTCTTTTTCTGTTTTTACTACGGTTTTTGTTTTTGCTGACATGATATATGTTTTTGATTACAGAGCTAATATATGAAAAATTAACTAGATACCAGTGATGGTTCTGACCAATCATTATACATTTTCTTTCTTTCCTCGAATGATTCTATTAGCGTATGCCTAGTATAATTAAGTATTCTTGTCTTAAGATTCTTTACGTTTTCCTTTACGTCCTTCATATCATAAGCGGTAAGAGCTATTAAAGACCAAGCTTGTTTAGTTTCCCTATTAAATGCTATTACATTTACTGCAAAAATACATCCGTAATCGATTTTCCAATATCTTCCGTTTTCTGCTAACATGATATGAATGTCATGCCCTTCAACATCAAATACAGATCCACGAATTCCTGAATCCCATACCTGGGTCTCTTCCATTACGCTAACAATATTTTCATCAAAGAGATATTCTGAATCGAAGGTATCTAAATGAGAAGTTTTAGCTCCTATTATTTTCTCCCAGCTTTTTAATTTCATGATATGCGTTTTTGATTATCCAAGTATAGAACTTAACCTCTCTATTACTAACCCCATGATGTCCGAATTTCTCTTGTAAACTCATACGGGCTTCAAATTTTAATGAATCATACCACTGTTCTGCCTTTGATATTTTACCCATCGATGGTTTCTTCATAATATATGTTTTTGATTACAGAGCTAATATAATAAAAACCCGCGAGACAGCAACGATAATAAAAAGAAAAACCGAATCCCCTAAGAGATCCGGTTTGGTTTGTGTGTAATCAAAAACCAGTTACGAAAGTAACTAATGCAAATATAGTTAATTTAATTCTAATTTATATGAATCTAATTTAATTTTTTCTATCTCGTTCTTTTTTATAATTAATAATCTATCTACAACTTTCCATTTTGCTGTATCTCTTTCTCTTTGATATCCTTTCACTTCTATATAATAATCGTATATAGGTAAATAAAAATCAGGAAAATATAAATGTGTCTTGCTGTTCCACTCATATTCAAATGGATCTAATATATTGGTCCATTCATAATTATTCTTATCTAACCATTTAGCAACAGCTAATTCCCATTTGCCTTTTAGTTTGAAGCCTTTATATTCAATCGTTTTTACTCTTCCACTAACATTACTTGTTGAATATGATTCAGGGTTATTACGAACGGCTTCCATCATTATCGCTGAATGGGTTTTCTTTCTTTCTTTCGACCATTTTATACCCCTTGTATTCTTCCCTATTTTTTCTCTTGTCTTTTTAGATACCTTAGGTATAGGTAAACCTAGCTCACTAGCTTTTTTAAATTGATTTGACCCAACCCTTCCGTAATTTGGTCCATTAACTCCTGACATAGATCTGATTGTTATCTTATCCGGATTAGATATACATCTTATTTCGTGCTGTCGTAAGGCGTTAAGATTTTTTCTTATTGAGTTACAATATTTACAAAGTATTTTTTCCATACTTTATATATCATAAAAAGAAATAAAAAAGAGAAGGTTGCTTTAACCCTCTCTTTTATTGTGGGCCTGGAGGGACTTGAACCCCCGGTCTCAACGTTATGAGCGTTTTGCTTTACCACTAAGCTACAGGCCCTAAACAACAGGATGGCTTTCTTTGTTTTCAATACAAGTTTTTAATTTGCTGTAACCATCCTTAGTACGCTTGGAGAGACTCGAACTCTCACACCTTGCGGCACTTGGTCCTAAGCCAAGCGTGTCTACC